AATATCAATAGGTAAATTATGAGTGAAGTAAAAGTAAATAAAATTAGTCCAAGAACAAATTGTGGTACAACACAATTAGGGGATGCTGGAGATACAATCACTGTTACAGGTGATTTAAAATCTAATTCATTAAAATCAGCATCAGGTTCTACAATTACATTAGGACAATCAGGTGACACAATCCAATTAGGTTGTGGTGCATCACAAACAGGTTTTGGTCGTACAGGTACAGTTAATTGGGATACGACTGCAAAGACAGCTTCATTCACAGCGGTTTCAGGGAATGGTTATTTTGTTAATACGACAAGTGGAGCTGTGACAATGACTTTACCAGCAGGATCTGCAGGAGATATTGTAAGTTTAGCGGATTACACAAACACTTTTCAAACAAATAATGTTACAGTTACACCTAATGGTTCAGAAAAAATAGGTGGAACAAATGCTAATGCAATTCTTTCAACAGAAGGTCAATCAGTAACTTTTGTATATGTTGATGGAACTGAAGGTTGGAAAAACGTACAAGATTCAACATCGAATGTTACAGGTAGACTATTTTTAATAGCAACAGGCGGAACAATAACAACATGTGGAGATTATAAAATTCATACTTTCACAGGGCCAGGAACTTTTACTGTTTGTCAAGTTTCAACAACTGCAGCAGAAAATACTGTATCTTATATGGTAGTTGCTGGAGGAGGCGGTGGATCTGGACAAACATCAAATGGTGGTGGTGGCGCTGGTGCTGGTGGATTTAGAGAATTTAAAGGTCCAGCAGATTCTTATACAGCATCACCTTTAAATGGTTCAACACCTATTACAGTTACAGCAACAGCTTTTCCAATTACAGTAGGAGCAGGCGGAGTAGGTCCAGCTTCAAATGGTGCTTGGGGAACAAAAGGTTCAAATTCAGTTTTTTCATCAATAACATCTGCAGGTGGCGGACAAGGTAGTTCGCACTTATCAAGTTGTGTTCCAGCTAATATGCCAGGTGGATCTGGTGGCGGAGGTTATGTCGCAGCTCCTACTGTTGTAGGTACTGGAAATACTCCTCCAGTGAGTCCTCCTCAAGGAAATGATGGTGCTACAGGTAGTCCTTCAGGACCTTATTATGCTGGAGGCGGTGGCGGTGGTGCAACTGTTGCAGGAACTGCTGGAACAACTTCAAAAGGTGGTGATGGTGGAGCAGGAGCAACAACATCAATTACAGGAAGCCCAACAGCTTACGCTGGAGGTGGTGGTGCTGGAATTACACCTTCACCAGCTGCAAATCCATCAAATATAGGTGCTGGTGGAACAGGTGGTGGTGGACCTGGAGGTGCAGGACCAAATACTGCTGGAGTTAATGGAACAGCTAATACAGGTGGTGGCGGTGGTGGAGCTTCTCCTTATCCTGTGTTAGTAACAGGTGGAACAGGTGGTAGCGGAATTGTAATAATAAGATATAAATATCAATAATATTTATGTGTTTACTAAAATTTAAAATTAATATATAAGGAGAAACATTATGGCACATTTTGCAAAACTAGGAGCTAACGGAAAAGTTATTCAAGTATTAACACTTGATAATGAAAATATGTTAAATGCTGACGGAGTTGAAGACGAAGCAGTAGGTCAACAATATTTGGAAAAGCACAATAACTGGGCTGCACAAATGTGGATACAAACTTCTTACAATACATCTGGCGGACAACATAAAAATGGTGGAACTCCATTTAGAGGAAACTATGCAGGTATCGGTTATACTTGGGATGAAGATAATGAAATGTTTTTTCCTAAAAAACCTTATCCATCATGGGTAAAACATGTTGCTACTGCTAGTTGGAAATCACCAATTGGTGATGCACCAGATTTAACTGCTGAACAAACTTCACAAAATGAAGCTAATACACATAACTGGAGTTATAGCTGGAACGAAGATAATCAATCTTGGGATCTAGCAGATTCAATGGCATAATTTTTTTATGGGTGGTGGTATAAACAAAAATATTTTATCAGAACAATCGTTATATTTTGGTGATGTTTCAATGCCGAAAGGTTTTGAAATAGATGCCGATAAATTATCTGGCGATATATTACAATCAACATTTACTGATTCAGAATTTCCATTCTCAAGAACTTGGGATATGCTCAATACTTATATTAGAGAACATGTAAATTGTGAATATGGTTTTCAATTAGTCAATAAAAAAACCTTTGGCGACATCTATAAACCTAATCAACAATCTAAACCTTTGCTAAACATAGATCCTGTGGATCTTAGAAACTCACCTGATTATACTTTACTATATGGAGTTAAAGTTAATAATTGTTTTGTAAGAATACATTACGATGACAATAGAAGAAAAGGTAGAAGCTGGGATATAGAACTTAAAAATAATATGTTTATATTATTTCCTTCAACAAACATGTACTACATAACCAATAAACAAAAGGATAGTTTGAATTTTGTACAAACTATAACTTATGAATATATCTAATTATTATTGGTATTTTAAATCTGCATTACCTGCAAGACTCTGTGATGATATTATTAAATATGGTTTATCACAATCAGAAACGATGGCTAGAACTGGTGGTTATGGTGATAGAGAACTGACTAAAGATGAAATCAAAGATATGAAAAGAAAACGAAACTCTGATTTAGTTTGGTTATCAGATACTTGGATTTATAAAGAAATACATCCTTATGTTCATCAAGCAAATAAAGCAGCTGGTTGGAATTTTGAATGGGATAGATCAGAAAGTTGTCAATTTACAAAATATAAACTCAATCAATATTATGATTGGCATTGTGATTCATGGGATAAACCTTATGAAAAACAAGGACCAGAAAATAGAAAAATTCGAAAACTATCAATGACTTGTCAACTTACTGATGGTTCAGAATATGAAGGTGGTGAATTAGAATTTGATTTTAGAAACTATGATCCATATATGAGAGATGAAGCCAAACATTTGAAACAAGCAAAAGAGATACTTCCTAAAGGTAGTATTATTGTATTTCCTTCTTTTGTATGGCACAGAGTTAAACCAGTAACGAAAGGAGTAAGGTATAGCCTAGTGTGTTGGAACTTAGGTTATCCATTTAAGTAATATGCAAATATTAGAATATTTTAAAACACCAATATGGATTGAGGAAAAACCTGAATTTATAAAATCATTAAATAAAGCATCAAATAAATATATTAAAGAAGCTAAAAAAAGAGAGAAAGATTATATTAAAAAAAATGGTGACTTTGGTAGATCCTATCATTCAACACCATTAACTGCAGATAATAATTTTTTAGACTTTAGAAATTATGTAGGTCAAAAGTCTTGGGAGTTTTTAGATTGGCAAGGTTTTGATATGCAACAATATACAACTATGTTTTCTGAATTATGGGTACAAGAGTTTGCTAAAAATGGTGGTGGTCATCATTCAGCTCATGTCCATTGGAATCAACATGTATCAGGTTTTTATTTTTTAAAATGCTCAGATAAAACTTCTTATCCTGTATTCCATGAACCAAGAACAGGTGCAAGAGCAACTAAATTAAAAATGAAACCAAGTAATGGTATATTTCATGGAACTGAGTTAGTTCACTTTAAACCTAAACCTGGAACATTAATAATCTTTCCTGGATACCTAGAACATGAATATGCAGTCGATCATGGTATAGAACCATTTAGATTTATACATTGGAACATTCAAGCTGTACCGAAAGAGATGGCTAAAGATGTCGTTTAAGAAAAATAAATATACTGTAATTAAACAAGCTATCTCAAAAGACTTAGCAACTTTTGTTTATAATTATTTTGCTATGAAGAAACAAGTTTATGATACTTGTATGCAATATAGATATATCTCACCTTATGAAACTCTATTAGGTTATTATGAGGGACAGAATGAACAAATACCCAATACTTATTCTAACTATTCTGATATTGCGATGGAAACATTAATGTTAAAATGTCAGCCAATAATGGAAAAAGCTACAGGATTAAAATTACAACCATCTTATACTTATGCAAGAATCTATAAAAAAGGTGATGAACTTAAAAGGCATAAAGATAGATTTAGTTGTGAAATATCAACCACTATGAATCTAGGTGGAGATCATTGGGATATTTACCTAGAACCATCTGGAAAAGAAGGAATGAAAGGTATAAAAGTTTCTTTAAATCCAGGCGATATGTTGGTATATAGTGGTTGCGAACTAGAGCACTGGAGAAATAAATTTAAAGGCAAAGAATGTTGCCAAGTATTTCTTCACTACAACAATAAAAAAACCAAAGGTTCGGAGTTCAATCTATTTGATAGACGACCTCATCTTGGACTTCCATCTTGGTTTAAAAAGTAGTGTTAAGATGGGGGGAGTTTCCACCACACCACAACTCCTCCCTTTTTAACAAATGAATTTTAAATATGTCTTGCAATAATGTTAATACAGAACCCACAGTAATTAGCGGAGGAGATGGTTCTTCTGCTTATGATGCTTTTGGCAGACTAAGAACTTCAAATCCTTTAACAATATTCGATAGTGCTAATGTCATGTCAAAGAATAATCTCTTTGATGAATCCTTAACAGGTTCAGGCACAGTTAGTTATACTGCTAATAAATCTACAGTTAATCTAAATGTAACAACAAGTAGTGGTGATAAAGTTATTCGACAATCAAAAAGAGTAATGTCTTATCAACCTGGTAAGTCATTATTAAATTTCAATACATTTGTAATGAATACCCAAACAGAAAACTTAGAACAAAGAGTTGGAATGTTTGATGCTAATAATGGAATCTTCTTTGAAGATACAGGAATAGGTTATCAAATTGTAAGAAGAACTTATACATCTGGTTCAAGTGTTGATACTGCTGTTGTTCAAGCATCATGGAATGGTGATACATTAGATGGTACAGGTGCAAGTGGCTATACATTAGATCCAACTAAAGCAACTATATTATTTACAGATTATGAATGGTTAGGCATGGGAGCTGTAAGAGTTGGATTTGTTATAGATGGCAAATTTATAACTGCTCATACATTTAAAAATGCAAATAATTTAGATACAGTTTATATGCAAACTGCAAACTTACCAATTCGATATGAAATAGAAACTACAGATACAATTGGTAGTGCAGCTACACTTCAACAAGTATGCTCAACTTGTATGATTGAAGGAGGTTATTCTCCACAAGGTAGAAGACAAATGATTGGAACTGCTAGTCTAGCAGGGGTAAATTTAACAACTGCTAATACTTGGTATAATCTAGCAACAATAAGAATTAAATCTGGCAGACCATACGCAGTAATTATTCCATCTGGATTTGAAGCATCTGCAGTATCTAATTCTGATTTTGAAATTGGTGCATTTGTTAATGCTACACCAAGTACAGCATTTTCATATACAAGTTATTCTGATAATGTAGAATATGATTTAACAGGTACAACTACAATTACAGGTGGAACTAGAGTTGCAGGTTCTTTTATATCTGGTAAAGGTACATCTTTAGTTACCGCTGCTAGTGAAGGTGGATTTAACTTTGAATATCAAATAGGTCAAACTATTAGTGGTACTTCAGATACAATAACATTAGCTGCCAAAGGTGCATCAGCAAATGATGATGTCGTTGGTTTATTAAAATGGTATGATTTAACATAATGGCAAATATATATAAAAACGCATTTTATGATCCTACAACTACAGCTCAAGAAACTGTATATACAGTTCCTTCTGATAGAACTGCAATTGTTAAAACAATTCAAATAACCAATGAATCAGGTAGTAAAACAGTTGAGGTATTTGTAACAGATACTTCTGCATCTACTACTTATGAAATAGCACATGCTTCTATTACAGGTCCTACAATATGTAATGTTGCTAAAGGACCAATAGTATTAGAGTCTGGAGATATACTTAAAATATCTAGTTCTGTTACTACAGGAATTAGTGCTATTGTTAGTTATATAGAAATATTTGACGAAAAAAGTGCTTAATTATATAGTTGTTTTTATAGTCAATATATTATAATTTATGAATTTAGTACGAATACCAATTCAAGAACTTGAACAAGTTTGGGGTTTAGTCGAAAAAGATATTAAATCTGCTTTAGCTTATTCAGGTCAACTTACCGATTCAGATTTTGTTTATGAAACTGCCAAAGAAGGTAAATTTCAAATCTGGGTTATCTGGGACAAAGATCAAAAGAAAACAGTAGATAAATATTTTGGTGTTGTTGTTACAGAAATAATAAAAAGAAAATTTGGTAAAGTTTGTCATATCTATATCGCAACTGGCAGACAACGAACTAAGTGGCAACATCTAGTTAATGAAGTTGAAAAGTTTGCTAAAGAAGAAGATTGCAAAATGATGGAACTGATTGCTAGACCAGGTTGGAAAAGAGTTTACAATAATTATGGGTACAAACAAACCCATGTTGTTTTAGAAAAACAAATTAAACAGGAGAATGAAGAATGAGTTTTGGAGGAGGATCATCAGGAGGTTCACAACAAGCAACGCAAGGGGTAACACCTTATGCTGCTGCTCAACCAGCACTAAATCAAATATTATCTGAAGCAGGACAACTCTATGGTCAGGGTGTAACTGGTGCAGGATATGTAGCACCATCACAACAAACACTAGAAGGTTTAGCAGGACAAGAAACTTTGGCAAGGGGTGCACAACAACAATTAGCTGCTACACTTGGTGGACAATACTTAAATCCTTTTTTATCACCTTTAATTCAAAAAACTGCTGCAGATATTAGTACAGGAGTTCAATCACAATTTAGTGGTGCAGGTAGAACACCAACAAGTCCTATGGCACAACAACAAGCATTATCACAAGTTGCTCAAGCAGCTTTACCTTTAGCATTTCAAGAGTATGGAACTGAAAGAGGAAGACAATTAGGTCTTGCAACTCAATTACCATCTTTAT